TATGAATTGCTTTCACTTTGGCGATGTCTTGCGCCAAAGGATTGATCTGGATGCGCGCAACCGCCATCTGCGGCTCGGTCGCGTAATTCACGTGAGGGCGCGGTTGCGCGTCCACGACCTGATAAACAATCGCTGGCATCGCGGTGTTCTGCGGCAGCTGCGCCAAAGCACAACGATCCCCGCAAAGCGCGACGATTGCGGGGTTGCCGAGCAGCGCCTTGATGATCAGTTCTGGGTTCATTTCTTAGCGGCCTCCTTGGCGAGCCGCGCACGGATGTACGCCGCAGCTGCATCCACAGCCTCTCGCTGCGAGTTGTCCAGCGCAGGCCGCATGAACGGCTTGGGCGATGTGCCAGGGTGATCCACCACCTCGCGCGCGATTCCTGCGAAGAACAGGCTCTTGCGCTTCTTGGGCTTGATGAAGTGGCGTGCGGTGCCGAACTCCACCATGTGCGCATAGAACGCCTTCTTGCTGCCAGCGCGCACGGTTGCGGAAACCTGCCCACGCTTGGACTTGGCTCTGACCTTGATTGAGTCGCGCAGATCGCCGTCATCCACGGGCACGAGTTCCTTGGCTCGCGCCTCCATCACCTTTGCGCCAGCGCGCACAGCGCCGCGCATGATGTTGCCTTCGATCTTTGCAGGAAGCTCTTTCAGCAGGCTGTCCAACTCGGACATGCCTGAAACGTGAAGTTCATTGGCCATCGAGCGACCCCTCCGTGCAGTCGAAGACTATGAAACGGCGCTCTTCGTCCAGATCGCGCGCAGCGGTGATGTTGAGCAGCCGGGTGCCTGCTGGCGTCTGATAACTGATGCGCATCGCAGCGACACCGATCGGAGGCAGCAGCGCCAAGTTGTACCGAGTGGCGACGGTGTGGGTCAGATGCGAACCGATGGCCATAGCGCGCAACTTCTCGCGACCTCCGATAGGCTTCACGTTGCCCCAAACAGTCGCCACATCAGACCAAGTGTCCAGTTCCTGGCCGTAATCGTCCTTCACGGCGCTGCGCCGTTGAAAGGTGATGCGCTTGTTGAGGCGACCTATTTCCATCACAACCCAATGGCGATGCGATGCTGTTGCAGCAGTGCCATGACCCCAAGCGGCAACTCGACGTTATAGTCTTTCTTGCCCAATGCCTCGCGGTTTTCGTACAGGTGCCCGAGCATCAGCAGCATCGCTTGCTTGGCCGACTTTGGAGTCGGTTGCGGATTGGGGCTGAGGTCGTCGGTGCGCCCGGCTGTGAACGTGATCTTGATGGCCGCTTCCTGCACGCGCGTCGCAGGCCAAGCCGTGCCAAACGCCAGCGCCAGCGACGCAGGCTTGCGGCTGTTGTTCAGCGCGTAGTTCGCCGCGTCCAGCGTTTGCGTTGTGCCAGCTTGGTCGACATAAGCGACCGAATCGACACTGAGCACAGGCCAAACACCAAGGTCGATCGCGCCAGCAGGAAATTCGTCCAGCGCCAGCTCGTAGCTTTGGCGCGCAAAAGCCTGCGATGTATAGTATTCAGCGTGCTCACGCGCAGCGACGTTGAGTGCGAGCACAAGATCGTCGTCTGGATGTGTCGGCGGCGAACCAACCGCATCCAGACGCAAGTGCAGCCGCGCCTCTTCGAGCGTCAGCGACTCGAACTCGATGTCATGCAGCGGTGTTGGCGCGTATTCCATGCGGGTTCTCCAAGCCTAAGTATGCCCGTTATTGAGCAAAAAATCAAAAACGCAAAGACACTTCCCAAGGCCTGGGCTTCCCGTGAAAGCACACGACCTCGGCGTCTTGCGGTACGCGCTGACGACAGTGAACCTTGTAGCTGTAAACTCGCGCAAAATCCTGCCAGCGCAGCGCGTCGCGGAAGAATGGCGCGATGAAGCCTTGGTCACCCCAGCGCGCCGGGGTGCGACACTCAGCCATGTGACGCGCAGGATCCGCAACAAACGCTTCCCAAACAGCAGCGCGATCTGCTTCCTTCAGAAACATCATCCCAGAGCCGATCGTTTCTGGCCGTGTGAAGTCGCGCAACACCGCGCTGCGCTCTGGAATCTGCGGCATTCGCAGAACGTTCGTGTCCAGATCAAAGTAAAGCAGGTCGCCCTCGACCCAAGGCGCGAACAGCTCCATCTTCGCCCACCATCCGGGCCAGGCGTACACCAGCGGGATGCGGTCACAATGCAATGGCACATCAGACAGGCATACAAAATCCACATCAGGGCACATGGCTTGCAGCCGGTAAACATGCTCCGGCTTGTATTCACCACCAGAGCGCAGGACGGTTGCGATCCTCATGCGAACTCCCTCGCCGCCTCAACCAAAGGCATCCGCTCGAAACAGCGCAAGGCCGTTTCCCGGCTAGCGTTGATGACGCGGGTGCCATTCGAACACAAATCCTGGGCCAAGGCTGGGAAATTGGCTTGCCATAGGGAGAATGGCTGTCTCTGGGTCAATCGTGGCCCGTGCTGGCCAAACCAGTGGGCCTTGCCGTCCTTCGCGTTGGAGCAGTCGAAGCCGAGGAGCACGATGGCGTCTGCTCCCCACAACCAAGCGAGATTGATCGCCTGGTATCCGCTGTTGCCGCCTTGATGGATTGTGCCGTTCACGCCAAGGCCCGGCTTGTTCTCGCTGCCGATCAGATTCAAGCCGTAGCGCCGCGCTGCGCCTTCGTCTTGCGTCCAGAGATCTCCTTCGAATCCGCACGCGACGACGGCCCCGTGGTGGACGTTCCACCATTGTCCGTCGCAGGCGTAGAGAGCGTCTGCTCCTTGGCAAAGCCGGTAGCTGTCGTTGATGGCGATGATTCCCCATCCGGGTTGCGCTCTTGCGAAGTCGCAGTCGTCTCTGGTGAGGCTTGGTCCGCTGGCGATGATGCAGACGACTCGCCCCCACCAACGACCTGCGGTGCGGTCTGTCTGGGGTCTGCGGCGGTCGTCGAATGAGGGTTCAACGTCTTGACGAGGCTGAGCGATTCCAGCTCTTCAGCCAGCATGACCGGCAAACGCAAACGCTGCTTGCGCGAAACCGCGCCAATGCGTGTATTCGTGAAATGAGCTGTCGCAACGACCTCAACAAGTTCCATGTCAGTTCTCCGTTATGAACGGAGACGGATCTCGTGACCCGCCTCCGTTTTCTTCAACTAAAGATCAGAACGAGCCGCTGATGAAGCTCGCGGGGCGGTACACCGTCAGCGCGAGTCGCTCTTCAGCCAGCAGGGTTGCCATGTTCTTCTTGAAGTTGTCGCCGTCTTCGTAGCTGATCTGCACAGCCGCGTCCATGCGATCCCAGATCTGAGCGCCCATGGTGAAAGCGCCAGCCAGGAAGGTGCCTGCGGTGATGCTGTTGGTCACCACAACGCGACGACCCCAGATCTGCGGGCCAGCCATGACCATGGGGTTGGCCATGATGTAGTTGCCGTCTGTGGCCTTGGTCAGCTCGATCTCTTCCCAGTCTTCCGGGTTCATCACGATGGCGTCCACAGGGTACTCGGCCAGAGCGGCTTGGGTGATGGCCTTGCGCAGCGCGTCGATCTTGGTGTCGCCGGTTGCCGCACGGGTGTAAGCCGTGAAGTTGCCAGAAGACAGGATGCCAGCGATGTTGCCGGAGGTGCCACTGCCGTTCAGCAGCTGGTCTTCCTCTTCCAGCTTCAGGCCATACGACAGGCGACCGTTCACGTAGCTTTGCAGCTGCGGAGCGTCGTCCAGCACCTGGCGAGAAACCGGGATCCAGTGAGCCAGCGTCACGACAGGCGCGTTGGCCAACGTGAAGGTGATGCCGGACTCGGGCTTGGTGACGTTTTCACGCGCAGGCGACGCGTACTGAGCGCCAGCGTTGTTGGTGAAGACGTTCTCCTTGGTGAACTGGATCAGGTTGCTGGAAGTACGACCGACTGGCAGCAGGTCGCGGATGGTCAGCACGCGGTTGGGGTTGGCGATGATGCCGGGGACGCGCATGTCGGCAACCAGCGGTTGGTTCTGGCCGGTGGCATTCACGATCGCGGTCTTCACCTCGATGCGGGCGAACTTGGAGCGGCCTTCGGCCATGGCCTTGAATGCGTCAGACTTGATCAGCATCTCGCCAGCAGATTCTTCGGGCTTGTTGCGACCGTCTTCAGCTCCATCGGCCAGCTTGCGCTCCAGCTCCAGGCACTTGTCGGTCAGTTCAGCGGCCTTGGTGCTCAGCTTTTCCAGCGCAGCCTTGGTTTCGCCTTCCATCTTGCGAGTGGATTCGATCTCACCATTTGCCTTTTCCATCCAGGACTTCAGTTCCTTGGAAGTGGCGAGGAGTTGCGATTGGGTTTCGGCAAGAGCCTTGATTTCAGCGATGTCGCTCATGATGGTTCCTTTCAAAGAGTCCGAGCAGTTTTCAGGTTTGCAGCAATGATCTGCTGCAGGTCTTTTGGCAGTTCGATGGTCTCGGACTCACTCCGAGCGAAGATGCGCTTGGCACGACTTGCCGTCGCCGTTGCCAGCGATTTGGAGAAGCCGCCTGCCTCACGCAAGAAGTCCTCAAAATCCTTGATGCTCTCGATGCCGTCGAGAGCTGACTTGACGCTGTCGAGATTGACACGTGCCGCGTCGTCTGCGGGGAAAGTGACGACGGACACCTCGGCCAATTCGGAGATGTTTTTGATCACGCGGATCTGCACACCGTCCTTGTCGATGTAGTCAACGTCGTCCGAACGCAGGCTGTAACCGATGCTCATCCCGTCCACGGTCTCGTGCTGCAGCGCAGCCTTGACGAGAGCAGCTTGCGGATTGCCGGGTGTGAGTTCGCCTTCCATGAACAGGCCGCGCTCGTCTTCCGATATCTTGACCCACTTGCCCACAGGCAACTCCCAAGAGCGATGGTTCACGAACATCTTCGGCATGCGCGCTGCGCCAGCCTTGATCCTGTCGATGATGCTCTTGTAGGCTCCGGGCAGAATGGTGTCGTTGTAGCTGTCCACGCCGCCGAACACGGAGGCGTAACCGCTGAAGCTGCCTGCAGAGACGTCCGCAGACGAGAACTTCAGGCCGACATCACTGAGCTGTAGCGTTTTGTGTTTCATCATTTTTCGCGGCTCCTGGCGCAACAGCGCCCAAAAGATTCACAGGCACCAAGTTGGACTGAGCGGTGAGCGCGTCACCGCCGTCCACAGGCGGCAGGTTTTCCAGCTGACGCCACTCGTTGCGCGTCATCAGGCCATTCTGAACAGCCTTCGACCCGGCGTCCAGGCGGTATTGCAGCGAGCCGCGCAGGATCGCTTCCAGCGAGAAC